ACATACGATCTGCAATGTTCTTACGGATGTAAATGTCATTGCGCAATCGTGTGAGTGATTGATCTAGCTCTTGTATTTGTCTAGCAAGATTAAAATAGTTTAATCTGTCAGCTATGCACCAGGCAAGTGCAGATTTAGTGGTGCTAAATTTGCCCACAGCATCGTCTCTTATGGAAACGTCAAATCCCGGATCTCTGGGCTGTATTGTGTATTTGCCAAACGCACGGTATTTTTCTCCGTCTTCCACAATGACATTTTCCAGCAGATGAGGCAGTTCTCTTTCGGCCAGGGCGGCCAATTTGCGGCTGGCTTTCATTTGAATACGTAGTGTGATAACAGCCAACCAACAGTGGCCAACAAGAATCCAATAGATCCAAGTCCCCAGTTTATCAATTGATTGTTTCGATTGTCCACAATTTTATGCATCATTGCATGCACTTCTTCTGTCATTTCTTTAAGTCGACTGATAGCAGAATTGGCAGAATCTAGTTGTAGTTCTAGATGGCGATAACGTTCGGCGCAGAGCTCTACATGCGCTTCCAGGCTCTTTTTTTCAATTTCGGTTGTGTCCATGAATTATTTATGGCCTTTTGGATAGAACCAAATGTTCACGTCTGGTTGTAGTAGTGCGGTCAGTTGTTGTTGGACATAGTTGATGATGGGGACGCCACGGCATGCCTGTTTGAGCAAGCCCACTGGGTCGTCATTGAGTCTGAACACATCATCAAACTCTGTTTCAAACTCAAATTCCCAACGACCGTTTTTCATTCGTATGTCAGATATACTCTGCGGTTGTGTGTACAGTCCTATCAATTGCAATAGGGTTTCCCAGTTGCGTTGTTGATTTCTACTGCTGTTCCAGGAATCAAAATTGGTTATTGATTGATCAATACGATCAACAAACGGCAAGACGTTTGTTCGAAAATGTCCTGTAACCCCAGTAGGTCTACAATCAAAATCAGTCAATACACAAATACTATATGCCATGGAGTATTTACGGCCAAAAAAAAGCCCCGGAAATAAACCAGGGCCTTGATTTTTACTGCTATCTAAGATTAGACAGGAGCAAAGTTGGTAGCAGCAGTAGTGAACACTGCATTGCCGGCTGCTGAACTCAATTCCAAGTTCTGACCACCGGATGCCACTGTGGCACTGGTATTAGCAGTGGTCAACAATGTGGCAGCAGTGTATGCGCCTGTTGGATAGATAGCCAAGTTCAACACTGTTGGTGCTGCTGGGCTAACTTGATACATAGCTACTGTACCCTTGGTCTGAATAGCTTGCAACACATTGTTGATGTAGCCATTGACGTTTGCCGATGTTGTCAACGCACCATTGGCCACCAAGCTGAAGAAATCCAGCTTGGGACCTTGGAAGTTAACTGAACCAGTTGCAGCAATGTTAGCTGTTCCGCCGATGTTGCCATTGGCTGTATCCATGTTGAATACTGGTTGATTCGTGCCGTTTGTTTTTGTAAAAATTGCCATTTGAAAATCTCCTAAAAAGTGGGCTACTTGCCCTACTCTTATTTATGAAATTGGCAAAAAATTACGATGTTGGTGGGTTGTTTCGAGCTTTGTTTCTGGCTGTGAAATCAAAGCGATTTACTGCTTTACCATAGCCTGCAGGGGTTGCAAACACCCATCCTTCATTGCCAGGCACTTGTGCATCCAGCTTGGTCAACAGGTCCAGTTTCAAATCATGCAGCAATTCAAACAACACAAAGGCAGCAGCCAAGGCTTGTTCATTGCTGGTAGGACTGCGCAGATATTGCAGAATGTTGTTGTACTTTTGTGGTGTCTGGGTCTGTTGCAGCCAGGCTAGAAATCCCGGCACAAGGTCACTGAAATTTCCGGTGTAGGCTGCATGATTTGGGTCCACACGTTTGTTGATGTAGTCTATTGCCAGCTTGGCCAAGTCAGTTATTTTCATGGCTCGTAATTCAGCAGGATTAAACAAGGTGTTCATGACTGCTTTGTTTTGACGCAACAGTGACTTGATTTGTTTAACAATGGGATCTGCTGTTTCCACAGGTTTGGCATAGATGGGTTCGATCAACAACAGGCCGGGCACAGGATTGAACTTGACTCTGCTGAGTGGCTGCTTGGCTGCTCCTGCATCTTCGTACATGGTATGCACAGCAACACCAACTTGAGATCCTGCAATGTCCTTGCCCAGTTTGCTGGCAACTGGAATTCTGTATTCCACAGTGTTTGGTTTGAATTCCACAAGGCCTGCATTTATTTCCCAGGGCTTTTTGGGACTGTACAACAGGTCGCCCTTGACATAGCCACGGAAGTTTTCTGGGGTAGCAGCTTCCAAATATGGCCAGATGCTTTGATACACTGGCAACAGTGTTTGCACTCGGGTGGCCTGGTTGCCTTTGGCAGCAGCATTGGCGTCACGCTGTGCCATATGATCGGCCACAGCATCGGTACTGGTAAACAGACCATCGTAACCAACTGCACCGAATCCTGCATCATCTGTGAGCACAAATTCTCCGGTATCGGGCTTGCGACCAAATACCACAGCAGGTTTTCCGTCCCATTTTACTGATCCTTGTTTGGGTTGTTTGTAGAAAGAATCAGCAATGGCCAAGGCACGGTCAACACCCGCGGTTCCTTGTCGGAACACATAGTCTTCCAGGTGCTCAATGCCCTTGGCTTGGCCGCCTACTGCGGTAGGTTCTTGTTCGTATATCTGATACAAGGGCTTGGCTTCGATCAGCTGTTGCATGCCTTGGTTTACTATTCTGTCCCGTAGTCTGGCCAAAAAGTTCACATCATTTTCTTTTACAGGCATTTCAGGTTCTTTTAAGCCTTCACGGGCTAGATATTCACGAAAGTCTTTGAGCTTGGCATCACGGTCGGGATCCTTTGCCAGAGCAGCATAAATTGATTCTACATTCTTTAGTGCAGCCCGATCCTGAGTGCCTCCCAGCAATACCGCAGACACATAGTCTGGATCCTGTCCACCTCGGACCAGTTCATTTGTGGTTCTACTGATCATGCCATTGGCGCCCACTTTGAGACCAGCTTGTTTGGCCAAGCTGCTCAGCAGTACATTACGGTTCATGCCCTTGAAGGCTGATCCTTCTGATCCACCATAGTAGAATGTGCCCCAGTCAAGATCAGGAAAGAACATGAAGTCAGTCTGCACAAATCCCTTGTTGGGATCTCCGCCGATGGGTGTTCTAAGATGTACTTCGCCCAATTTACGAACCCATTCACGTGGATCAAGTCCTTGACTGGTGGCCCATTGTGTCAGCACTGCTGCCAGTTGTTCTTTGGTTGTTTCTCCAAGATCCACAGCTAGATCCAGGTCACCCGATGTGGCCTTGCGGCCAGTGCTGCCCAGCCAACGATCTTCAGGGAAGTTTACACCTGTAACTTGCTCTACCCAGGCAATGGTGGCTGCAACGTCAGCTTGATTGATACGTTGTGTTAGTGGTTGGCCTTGAGAGTCTTTGAATACATTGCCGCCTTCGAAAATTTTCATCTTGATCCTGTTGAGTTTATGTGCTTGTTGGCGTTTTTCTAACGGTCCTAGCAAAACGTCCTGCATCCCGGGTGCGAATAGAATTCAGCAGTTTACGTGTGAGATTTTCTGCCTGTTCGGGGGTGTATGTGGCATCAATTTGCTCCAGCAAGTTAATGGCGCTGGCTATGACATTAGATGCACGACTCTCAATCACTAGATCGCGCTCACGCTCGATGTACATGGAATCTAATTCTTCTAACAAACTACGAGTACGTTTTTGCATGATTTTTATTGCAGACCTTTAACATTATTTATCGGTTTTTGATTTCAATCGGAGTTAGCTAGCTTTGATATGCCCCAGTAACTGCTTGAGTTTGGCATTTATTTCAGACCATATTGATTCTCGATCAGGGTCATATGGAATCCACGGTGTTTGATTAATCAACAATTCCAATTCTTTTTGTAAATTTTGATCAACAGTGATAGCAATTTGCGGAATAATTTGTTCAATTAACCAGTAGAAATGCACAATCGGAGACGGTTGTACTTGTGTCTGGCGAGTTGATCTAAATCGATTGTGCTGGCTAAACGTGTCTGCTGACTGTGTGCTGGTATGCACTATTTGACAATTTAAATTGCTGGCCGTGTGCGACACTAGGGTCTGATACATTTGTTGTCTGCGATTGTGCTGGCTTTGCTGTACATACAGGCTGTGATAGCACTGGACCTCCTGCACTGTACTGGCGCTACTCAACCACCAGTTGCGACCTCGTGCATCAACATTGACGTTGAAATGATACGTTGGATCGTTGGCAATGATATTTTGCCAGGAATCATCTTCGACTAGTTTGTCAAATCTGGCTGCACCTGGCCACTGAAAAATTACTATGCTGTCATGCATCAGATCTATCAGATCCACAAACCCCGAAACTAAAAATTCAGTGCCTGCTCCAATTCCTGCTGTGTTGATCACTTGATGTTCAGGAATCAGAGTTTGTAAAATTTGAGGCCACTCCGGCCATATATGTCCGGTTGCAAATCCGTCACCAAAACAAAAGATTTTCTTCATGTCAAAATCTCTGATCAAAAGTTTTTAAATGTTGGTCCACAGTATTCCATATCTCACAAGTGGTTGTGGGATAACTATCATTATCAAACAATTCTCCGTCAAATATTCCAACAGATTTTGACAGCAAACTATTGATCAATGCTTGTGATATTTCATTACTGGAAAATTCAATATTGTTTCCTGCAATCACAGCATGTACCAGGTGTTTGCATTCTTTGTAATATTGCCATCCTTGATTTCTAGTTAAAAATTCTTCCAATAGATCACTTAGTTCTTGGTCAGGTACAAATGTTATTTCTAAAAACTCAGCCAGGAGATACAGTTCATTATAAAACTCCACTAGATCAAACAAACTCTCCATACCAAACTCAAAAACTGCTGTATCGGACCAGCGCCAATTATCTGGTAGAGGATATCCGTCAACAGTTGAATTAAATTTAGCGTACCATTCATTTCTAAATTTGCTAGGACTATGTCTTACTGATTCTGGGGTTGATTTTATTTTTTTTTCTAAAGGTATGTCTCCAGCTCGGCTCATGACATTGATTTGATATATCCAGTTGGCCCAATTGTTGTTGACACTGATTCTAATCAGCTTGGTTGGTGTATTTTGTGATATATCAAACTCAGTATAATGTGCAGCTTCTACTATTCTGTGCGCCATGTAAGCGGTATCTTTACGAATCAGATGGCAAGAACCGTGCTCGGTAAAGATGTTGGGTACACGTGAGCCTTTGTATAGCCAGGTGTTTATCACATATTCTAAAAAATGTCCGTGACTGCCTGAAAAAAAATCCAGATATATCATTATGACGCTTTGATCTGACCCAGCAACTGCTTGAG